TCGCCCCCCGCCGCCTGCGCCACTTCCCCGAACCCATGCTCCGTCAGCACCGCCGCGATCCGCGCCGGATCACCGCCCCGCGCCGGATACTCGCCCGGCACCGCCACCCCATGCGCCCACGCCACCAGCCCGACGCAATCGAACCCCGCCTCGGGGCAGCGCCCCTGCCGCCGGAACCGACACCCCAGCGCCGTTCGCGCCCGTGCGACCGCGCTCATCCGCCGGGATAGCGCGTCAGCAGGTCGATGCCCGGCAGATACGGTTCGCCGCGAAAGTTCGCGACATTGCCGAACCGGTCGCGGCACGTCGCGAGCGTCGCGTCGCACCCCTCACTGATCTCGACCAACGCGCCCGTACCGTCGAAGCGCGGCGCCTGCTCCAGCGTCACGTAGTCCGCATCCGCCGCCACGATCATCGCCGCCAACCCGCTGTTCGCGCCCCCGATCCACCGCAACCGCCCGCGCGCGAACCCCGCGCCCGCCGCCAGCATCACCCGTGTGCCGTCCTGCCCCGTCACCCTCGCCACTCGCCGCCGCCCCGCCATCGGCACGCGGCACCGCCGGTCGCCCAGCAGCGCGCGGCATCCGGGCGAGGTCGCCTCGACCACCGGCGCCTCCAGCCGCGCCTCCGCGCCCAGCAGCTCGGCGGCGAACCGCCCGCGCCTGAGCTCAACCGCGCCGATCCGTCCGCTGGCGACCGGCACCGGCGCGCCGCCCGTATCCCAGTCGACCGCGAACACCACCACCCGCGCGCCGTCATAGCGTCCGGCCAGCAAGTCCTCCGCCGACACCGCCGCATGCGACAGCGCCCCCTCGACCGCCATCACCGGCGCGTCGAGCGTATCGTCGCGCTCGATCGCGGAGGGCACCATCCCCGGCGCTGCGCGATAGGGCAGCCCGTCCACCACCACATCGCGGTCATGCGCGGTCAGCCCGATGGTCACCCCGTCGCGCCGCTCGATCCGCCAGCACCACGTCAGCGTCGACACCGCGCTCATGCCTCACGCACCTCGATCAGCGGCACGCTGGCGGCGACGCCGGCGCCATAGGTAGAGCGCGCCACCTGCAACCGGTCCTCGGCAAAGCGGACGGCCACGTCGAACGCGAACCCCGCCGTCACCGCCACGCCCTTGCCCGGCGCGACGTCGAGCAGCACCACGCCGCCGGCCCCGACCGCAAAGCCCTGCGTCTCGACCCCGCCGACACCCACCCGCACGCTGCCCGCCACCGGGCGAGTGATCCGCCGCACCATCGCGCCGTAGCGCTTCACCAGCACAAACCGCGTCGTCACTCCGTCGCCGGTCCCAATCACGACATCGCCATACGCAGGCGGCACCCCGGTCGCGTGGTCGAACGGGTCCTGCAGCCGGAACGCCCGCGCCGGTCCCAGCCGTGCGCGAAAGAAATCGAGCAGCACCGCCACATCGCCCTCCGACCGCACCCCCGGCCCGACATCGTAGCGGGTGCGCGGCTCGGCCCAATCGACATTGCGCATTTCCGCACCGCCCGCCGCCACCGCGATCGCGGTCGACGTCTCGGGACACACTTCCGCTTCCGCGCCCAGCGCCAGCGGAAAGCGCACATCGTCGAACGCATCCATGTCGCGCTCCTCCTCCCAATAGGTGAACCCGTCGCGCAGCACCTGCGGCAGCGCCCAGACGAACGTCTCCGCCACGCCGCGCCCCCGCGCGACCTCCGCCGCCGCGGCGATGGCGCGCCATTGCCCGCGATCCTCCGGTCGGAGCACGAAGCCCGAAAAATAATGCTGCTTGTTCACCGGATAGCCCAGCCGCGCCCCCGCCGCCGCGACGCCCCGCGCGGTCGCCCCGGCATTGCCGGTCGCCGCCCAGTCGTAATCCTCCAGCTGCAACACATCGAACGCCGGCCGCGCCCAGCCGACCGGCAGGTTCGCGCGCTTCACCTCCGGGCTTTCCGCATTCAGGATCGTCGGCAAATAGGCGAGCAGCAGCGCCTCCCCCGCCCCCGGCTCCCGCGCCGCCGCCACCAATGCCGCAGTCGACGCCGCCAGCAGCGCCCCCGCCCGATCGAGCAACGCCCGTTTCGGCGCATCCAGCGGCCCCCGCACATCGTCGATCACCGGCAGCTCGCCGCCCAGCGCCACCTTCGCCGCATCGTCGTACAGGCAGATGCGATGATCGACCGTCACCCACCACCACGGCTCACCGACCTGGAACCGCCCGCGCCCGCCAGCGCCCTGCGCGATGCCGACGAACGCCCGCGCCACCGCCTGAACATACGCCATCGCGCCGCCATGCGCCGGCGACAGCAAGGTCGACGGCGGCACCCACCCGGTCAGCGCCGGCGAGCCATCCGCCGCCCGCTGCTTCCAGTCGCCCCAGCAATGCGCGTCGAACAGTTCGTAGCTGAGCGACCAGATCGGATCATACCCCAGCGCCCCGGCCCGCACCGCAAAATCCCGATGCCACGCCACGCACGCCGCATTCAGCACGCCCCCGGCCAGCGACACGAACAACCCGTCGCCCGACCGTTCGAGCCGGAAATAATGGCTCATGCCGACATAATGGACGAGAGCGCCACGATACCCCAGCCGCACCGCATTGTGCAGCAATCGCGCCGGCGTCAGGTGATAGCTGTCGTCATAGCCGCTCGCGATGCGCAGCCCATGTTCGGGCACGATCACATCGCCGACCGCCAGCACCGATCCCGGTCCGTCGCACACGATGCCCGACAGCTCGGCCCAGCCCTCGACCGGCGCGTCCAGAACCCCGTCGCCCGCATCATAGCCCGGCGGCACCAGCGACACGAACATCCGGTCGACATCGCCCGCCCAGACCGGCACCGCCTCGTCGGGCAGGCGGTATCCGCCGACCACGCTCGCGAAATCGATCGCGATTGCGGCATCCTCGGGAGTGCCGACGGCATAGTTCCACAGCCGCACATACCATGCCCGCGCCACCCCGTCCGCGTCGCGCCCCTCGATCGTCAGCACCGGGCCATGCGTCGCATCCAGCGCCCGCACCCCCTGCGACCGCCAGCGAAACCGCAACCGACAATCGCGATAGTCGCGCGAGGTTTCGTAGCGCAGCAACGGGTGATCGTGGCGATCCTCGGACGCCCAGATCAGCCCGGCCAGATCGTCGCGCCGATAGAAGACGCAATCCACCCGCAGCGCATCCGCCGCCGTCGTCACCACCGACGCCATCATCGGCCGCGGGAAATCGACCGTCCAATAGACCGGATCGAAGCGCGACAGCACGCCTTCCTCCTGCACCGTGCGCCGCTCGGCCAGCCAATGTCCCATGCCTCAAGCCTCCATCAGCGCGGCGCGCACCGCCCGCGCGACCTGCCGGCTCGACTGTTGCAGCGCACGCGGGCCATCGCCGCCGGATGCGTTGACCGTGATCGCCACCCGCACCTCGCGCGCGCTTCCCGCCTGTGCCGCCACCACCTGTCCGCTGCTGGTCGGCACGAACAGCTCGGGCCCGCGCTCCCCAACCCAATAGGGTCGCGCCGGGCTGACCGGACCGCCGGTCGCCCGTCCCGGCGCGCCGCCGATCACCTGCCCCAGCAACCCCAGCAGCCCGCCCGCGCCCCCGCCCGGCCGCACCGCCCCGATCACCGCCGCCGCCGCAATCTCGCCCAGCACCTTCAGCGCGGTGTCGCGCAGATCGTCGAAGCCCAGCTTGCCGCTGCGGATCGCGCGGGCCAGCGTCGTCTCCACCGCGCGCCCGGCGCGATCGACCCCGCCAGCGAACGGCCCGTCGAGGCTCGCCTGCATCGTCGCCACATCCTGGGCGAACCCGGCGGTGTCGGCGCGCACGCGCACGACCAACCGTTCGATTTCCTCATCCATCGGGAAAACGCTCCTTCAATGTCGCGATCGTGGCGCGGTCGCACGGGTCGGGCGCATCGCCGCGCACCGCCTGCACCAGCGTCCCCAATTCTGCGGGCGTCGCCGCCCAGAACGCGTCCGGCCGCCAGCCGAACGCCACCCCCGCCAGCCCCGCCATGCGGGCGGCGGCCTCGGCAAAGCTCACCGCCCCGCCAGTATCTGCGCGATCAGGATTTTCAGCGCCGGGGTGGCCGCGGCGATCCCACCCGCCGTCACCGCCTCGGCAAAATCGTCGCGCGACATCGGCGCCGCATCGCGCAGGCAATGCCACAGCAACGCGATCAGCTCGGACAGCAACAACCGCCCCGCCGCGGCCCGCTCGACCAGCGCGAACAGCGAGCCCACCTCCCCCTCCGCCGCGACGAGCGCCGCGAAACTGGGCCGCAGCACCAGCGCCTCGCCGTTCACACGGATCGTCGCTTCCCCCCGCACGGGGTTGGCAGGCGGGCTCATGCCGACACCACCGGCCCGGACGATTCCAGCGCCAGCGTGTAGTTACGCTCGCCATTATAATCGCCGGCATAGTCCAGCCGCGTGACGAGGAACCGCCCCGTCATCGTCTCACCGCTCTCGAAGCTCAGCCGATAGTCGTCGATCACCCCCGACAGCGCATTGCCGCGCAACCGCACTTCCGCCGCCGACCCGGTGAACACGCCCGCCCCGCTGACGCTGACCGACCGCACCCCCGCGCCCGACAGCAA